TAACTATTTGAAGGGCAAAAAATAATTCAGAAAAGGTTTTTTTCTTAAATTAGAGTCCGCTAAGTAAACCTGTTAACTAACTAGCAATGATGGGAAGAACTAAGCATGAGAGATACGCAGTCAGAAGTAACTGTACAAGACATTCAGATTCAAATGGACGACGCACGAGAGATAATTCGTAGCGCAGATGCATTAGAAAGATTATTTGAGAATCCTGATTTTAAATTGGTTATTAAGCAGGGCTACTTTAAAGAAGAGCCTGCCCGTCTTGTCGAAATGAAAGCCACTCCTGCCATGTCCGGTGAAGCCACCCAAAGCGCCATTATCAAACAGATAGATGGCATTGGCGCTTTACAGCAATACTTTAATGCGCGTTTTTTAACAGGCGAAATGGCTAGAGATGCCATTCGTGACGGCGAGCTACAAATAGATGAAATGGGTGAGGGAGCCTACTGATGGCTGGCGAAGCTGCTGAAACAGAGCAGGATGTTTTCACTTTATCGGATGAAGATTTCGCTAAGCGTGGAGATGAATATCTTGACGCTCCTGAAATTAATAATGAACAAGAAGATGGGCTAGAAGAGCCTGTTACCAGTGATGTAGAAGAGGAAAATGAGGAAGAGGTTGATCCGGAAAATCCGGATATTGAAGAGATTGATCAAGATGCGCCTATTGAAGAGGCAGAGGAAGACGGAGAAAACCCCGACACTACAGATGAAGCAGACTCCGAGGATGCAGGCGAGCAGGATACGAGCGAGACTGATGAACCCACAATTGATTACAAGAAAGAGTACGAAAGCCTCTTAGCCACATTTAAAGCCAACGGCAAAGATATGAAGGTCGACAGCGTCGAAGACGCACGTCGACTGATGCAGATGGGCGCGAACTATAACAAAAAGATGTCCGGCCTAAAGCCAAATCTAAAGCATTTAAAGCTGCTGGAGAAACACCAGCTGCTCAATGAAGATAAATTAAGTTTCTTAATTGACCTTAACGAGGGAAACCCAGAAGCAATCAAAAAGCTGTTAACCGACAGCAAGATTGATCCGATGGACCTGAACCTTGATGAGGATGTTAATTACAAACCGGCCCAGCGCACTGTTGACGACCGAGAAGTTGAATTGGATACCGTCCTTGAAGAGTTACGTGACTCTGAGACGTATGACCAGACTTTGAATATTGTTGGCACTAAGTGGGACGACAAGAGCAAACAGATCGTAGCTGATCAACCACAACTGTTGAAAGTAATAAGCGGTCACATAGCTAGTGGCGTTTATGACTTGATAAGTACTGAGGTAGAAAGGGAACGAATGTTTGGGCGTTTAAGCGGTGTTTCTGACATCGAGGCGTATAGGCAAATAGGCGATGCCATGCAAGAAAATGGTGCATTTGACCACCTGTTCTCAAACGAGAAAGTACCGGTCAAAAGTCCATCAAAAGCGGCAGCTCCAAAACCTATCGTTAACGATGCAAAACGACGAGATAAACGCAGGGCTGCAAGCCCATCCAAACCGGCTGCACCTACGTCGTCAGGCAAAGCGGACTACAACCCGCTTAGTATGTCAGACGAGGAATTTTTGCGGCTAGACCCTAGTCTTATTTAAGGAATAAACGATGTCTATTGAATATAACGACCCCATTGGAGGAACACCCTCCGACATGGGCAGTCAGATTCGTACTGACCACTTTATAAAAACCGCGCTCATCGAGGCTCGAAAGTCACAGTACTTTCTGCCGCTAAGTGGCACAACTAACCTGCCCAAGAACATGGGTAAAAAGATCAAGAAGTATCACTACTTGCCTCTGCTCGACGATGCCAACATCAACGATCAAGGCATTGACGCTGCTGGTGCATCAACTGCAATGAAGATTACCTTCAAGTTTGTGCCCCCTGGAGTAAAAATTGCATCAAACCAGCTCAACGTTTTAACGATTGTTGGTGAAGGCGCTAATGCTGCAGCTGCTGTTACAGCTGCTGAAACTCAAGTACAACTTGAAAGCTTAGTTCAATCATCTGGTTATGCTCTTGTTGCATGGGACACTAACTGGGATACCACTATTGCAGCGTATGTTGCTGCTGGTTGGAAAATCAATGACACAATTCAAACTGGCATTGATGGTGCAATATCTGCAGCGGTTCCTGGCACAGGTAACCTGTACGGCTCTAGCAAAGATGTTGGCGCTATCCCCGGTAAACTCCCAGCTCTGACTGAGAACGGCGGACGTGTTAACCGAGTTGGTTTCAAGAGAGTTGAAGTTGAAGGCTCTATTGAGAAGTTCGGATTCTTTGACGAGTACACCCAAGAGTCTCTGGACTTTGACTCTGATGCTGATCTGCAAACGCACATCAACCGTGAAATGCTTAACGGCGCTTCTGAAATTACTGAAGACGCTCTACAAGTTGATCTGTTGAACTCAGCTGGCGTAGTAAAATACGCGGGCGGTGCTAGCCAGAACTCTGACATCGATGTTAACGACATTGTCACCTATCTTGACCTCATGCGTCTTGGTATCGATCTTGACAACAACCGCACACCTAAGCAGACAAAAGTTGCTACGGGTACACGGCTTGTTGACACTCAAACGATTCCAGCTGGTCGAGTCTTGTTCTGTGGATCTGAGCTTCAGCCTACGCTTGAAGCAATGAACGATCTCCACAGTAATCAGGCTTTCATTGCAGTTCAGCATTACGCAGCTGGAGCAACTGTATTGAACGGCGAGATTGGGATGATTGGCCAATTCAGGATCGTAATTGTTCCTGAAATGCTCAAGTGGGAAGGTGCTGGTTCAAACGCCACCGGTAGTGCAACTAACTACGAAACTAATGGATTGTTTGACGTCTTCCCAATGCTTGTTGTTGGTGAAGGTGCTTTTACAACTATTGGTTTTCAAACCGATGGCAAGACTGTGAAATTTAAGATTAAAAACAGCGAGCCAGGCTCTCCTGAGTCGTATGCCACAGATCCGTATGGTGAGACAGGATTTATGTCCATCAAATGGTACTACGGCACACTCATTGAGCGTTCCGAGCGTATTGGTCTAATCAAGACTGGTGCAACGTTGTAAGACTTTTGATCCCCCTGAAAGGGGGGATCATTCTTTTTTGTTAACGGAGATTTAACCGCAATGTCTGAAGAAGATACTTATCCAGAAGATGACGAGATGTTACCGATTGAGAGTGAACTAGATTCTCTCAAGCAACGGGCAACTCAAATGGGTGTTCCATTTAGTCCGAATATCGGAGTAGATACTTTACGCGAGCGTGTTGCCGCAGCTGTTAAGGGTGAAGAAGCCCCAAAAGAAGCTAGCGCAGTATTCCAAGAGCCTATTCCAGCTACACCAGTTACTGATTTACCTGTGCCGTTTGTTCAAGAAACAGACGCTCAAAGACGAATGCGGCTTAAAAGAGAAGCCAACACATTAGTGCGTGTGCGCGTGGCATGCATGAATCCGAACCGAAGAGACCATGATGGCGAAATATTTACAGCCGGTAATGGTGTAGTCGGTACGTTTAGAAGAATGGTTCCATTCAATGTTGACTGGCATGTTCCAGGCATTATTTTAAACATGATAGAAGATCGTCAGTGCCAAGTTTTTAGCACTGTTACAGGGCCAAAAGGGCAAAAGTCTAGAGTAGGAAAATTAGTTAAAGAATTTAGTGTTGATCGCCTTGATCCTTTAACTACTGCAGAACTAAAAGACTTAGCTCAACGCCAGGCAATGGCTAGTGGCACAGCCGCTTAATAGCTAATAACTAGGGAATAAATAATGGCCGTAGCAATATTAACGACTGACTTAACGACAGGTGCTCTTGATGGTACTGGTGTATTTGACCAATTAATGCGGTCAGTAAAGCCACACATTAAAGCCGAATACGATAGTGGTCGAATCAAGGGTGCTGAATATTCTCAGGTTTACTTGGCAGCTGTAAATAGTGCTATGAGCCAGTCTATTGAATTTTTGTTAAAGCAAGATGCAACTAAAGCTCAAAATGAAATACTAGAGCAACAAAAACTACAACTGGTCGCAGAAACTGCAAGCGCAGTTGCCCAAACAGCACTTTTGACTGAGCAAAAATCATTAGTGTCTAAAGACATTTTGCAGCGGACTCAAGAAACACTCACTGAAGTTGAAAACACTTTAGTAGCGACAGCAGCTAAATGTAAGTTGCAATCAGAGTTTGATTTGATTGTTCAGCAGAAACTAAAAGCAATTCAAGAAACCTCTATTCTTACCCAGAAAGTAGTTACTGAAACGGCGCAAACTAACGGCGCTAGTGTCTCAGCTAATAGCGTTATCGGTTCTCAAGTTGCGCTGTACTCCGCTCAGAAAGACGGCTTTATCCGAGACGCTGAGCAAAAAGCTGCGAAGCTCTTTTTTGATACTTGGAATGTACGCCGAACAACTGACAGCACTGTTGCCGCTACCACGGGTGTAGGTGGCAACAACTTAACGGATGCAGATATCGGAGCTGTAGCTACTAAGCTAAAAACAGGTATTGGCGTCACCTAAAGATTCAGCTTAATTTTTAGTAATTAACGATAATTAAAGGAGCGCACGCTCCTTTTTTATATCCGTAAGGTAACCACATGGGTTGGTTTAGTACAAAAAGAAAACACTACGTAGACACTTCCGTTGTAAGAGTAATAGAAGACGAACAAGTACCTGACTCTACAAAGGTAGCGTTAGTTGAAAGCATTTTTGCTGAAGACACTACAATTATTGAAGCCATAAAAAACCAAGCGCTTAACGGGCCGTATCGTAATTTTGAAAAAATGTATAAATACGCAGAAAGCGGTGCCTACTACTATGGCTTGCCTAACGCTACGTTAATCTCTTCTGATCAAGCTCGGTCGT